GTGCTCAAATCAGTGCTGGCCCAAGGCCATGCTTGACTTTTTTTAGGATTGGAATCAGTGATCCACACTGGCACACCCCATAACAGGCTGGCCACACCCGGGCTGGAATTGTAGGTCACAGTGGCCCAGGCCGCTGTTAAATCTTCTCTAAGATCCGCGTGAGTACTCCACTCAATGTTATGAACGTTTGGTAATCGTATGGTAGGAATTATATTGGTGTTGCCTGGGTGAGGTCTGATTTTTATAGGACGATTACTGCATTGTCTCAACTTAGGCACTATGTCATTTAGCCATTGCTGTACTGGTAAATCACCCATACTCCAGCCTCCATTACGCTGTAGAGTAATGAGAATGTTGTTGCCTGCTGTGTTCCACTGCCGTTGTTTAAAGCCATAACTGCGCTTGATTGATTTCCAACGCGATGTGTCAATGTTACTGTCAAAATAAAATCCACGATCCGGAAACACATGCCCTAAACTGTATCTTAGATAACGATTGAAATCATTGGGGTCTAGGAAACCATAGAGATTGCTGTCTATGACGATGATATGCTTGTTTTGCTGGCGCTGGTGTTTGATTACGTGGCTTCGCAGTTTTAAATGAGGTGCTTCTGGATTGTTTACCCACCCTTGTATCACTGCCACATCACAATCTATGGGTGTCATTTGATCTATTAGATATACTTCATCTCCAGCCAGTTTGGCCCCGTTAGCGAAACGTGTCAAGATAGCACGTTTTCCCTCTTTTGTTTTTTTGGGTACCCCAGAAAGATAAACAGCTATCTTCATGATTGACCATTGAGAACTGACCATGCATAACCTGACCTCATCTCTACCTCAGTAAACTGATGATAGGCCAAACAACACAGCAATCGATAGATTTCGTCAGTGGTGGGCATGTAAGGATTTTCAATATTTGCTAGATCATTATTGGCCAATATTCCTGCAGCATTGGGTCCCATGGCAAACACAGGCTTGCCATAGATCAAACTTTCAATTGCGGCTATGGAATTAAATGTGACCATGCAATGAATGTTTTGACTGAGAGCTTGTTGCATAGTATCCACCGCCGTGCGCATGGTGCGGGATTGTTTGAGCCTTATTTCTATTTTTCTGTCGGTATGTTGCTTGATAGTGTCAATGGTGTGTTCCATCCATTGATCAAGGTCGAGATCCCAAAAATTCATGGCCTTTTGGCTGGGCGGACAAATAAGAATTCGATCACCTTTGGTATGCTGATAGATCTTGGTACGTGTGCGCTCCAATCGATCATTGGGACGATCTTCTATGGGTCCTAGATACTGCAAGGAATTTTTGGTTATTCGATGATAGTCTTTGTGCTTGTTGTTGCCAAAATAACCGGTATCTATATAGTAGTAATTTCTCGCCAGTTTTTCACATTCTCGCATGATTTTCTTTTTGGTGATACCGCGCATAACCACAGGATTGCTGCTGTCAGCTACATTGCTCCATAGACTGAGACGTCCCATGGCACCAACGACAAAACTATGCACAATGCCATCATATTTGGTATTGTGGACCCTAGTTTTGGTTTTTTTGGTCGATTGGTTGTCCTCTGTTTCTTCGTCCATTGCACTGATTCCTATTAATTGTGTTTGTTCTGGGTCACTGGCATATTTTAGGATGCGCTGGCACACCGCATTGTTACCATGTTCATTGTTACCATAAAAATTGTTGCTGTCTTGGATAGACCAAACCACATCTTTGAGCAATTGTCGCATTTCCTCGGGATAATCAAGATCATCAATCTCCTTGAGGTTGCGATTCACTTGTTTTTCACGCAAATCTTGCTCATATTTTTTCCATATGTCACTGTAAGAACAATTGCTGTAGTTGTCAAACCAAGGACCACCTTCGGTATAATGCAGAGCTTTGGGTGTGCCATCCCAGGGTTGATGATACCAACCCACCAACCAATTCCATTCAGGACGCAACGTTCCAATTTCTTCATCTTTGAGCCAAGAAAACCTATGTAAATCTTGTCCTGTGGCATTGTTAATATGATAAGGGGTAAGCCATTTATTTTTCGGATGGTTACAATTGATCAACATCATGCTGGACCAGTTCTTGCGGGGATAATATACTTGTTGCCGTCCATCCATTTTTACTGTGTTTTGTGGACGATAGTCATGCTTGACTACCATCACGGCATAGCGAGGATCGGCCTGCGCCACTAGGTCCTGGATGTCACCCAACCAAAGAAAATCACAATCACAGAATACTGCCCAATTTTGGTAGTCGTTAAGTTTGGGAACTAAAAATCTTGTGAAGGTAAATTCTGTGCTAGACTCTATGTCGTGTGGTCTAGTATACAAATTTTGTGTACGCAGTGTATCTTGCTTCATCATGCAAACATTGACCGGGACAGATGCATTTTGTTGTATGCTGAATTCGCACACAGCCGCAGCTATGGGCTCGCGGCTGTCCCAGCCTATATAAACATTAGTGGTCATTGTTTTCTTTCTATGTCTTGTTCTTCACAACGCTCGCCATACTGGATCTCCACTATCTTGAGAGGATTGGGATCTTCGTTGACCAACTGGTGCCACTCATTGGTATCGATGTGGATGTATTCGTGCCGACGAAATCTGCCTCTTAACTCCGCATCGGTGCTGGCTGTGTCTAGACCGTAAACTGTGGCTTCGCCTGAACTGACTAACCAAAATTCTGCTCGATCCTTGTGCTTCTGCATGCTCAGTGCTGCACCAGGATCTACTGTGAGTTCTTTGACCTTCATGCCCGGTGCTTCGTGCAATACGCGATAGTAGCCCCAAGGACGGCGCGTCTTGGGGGCTTTCCATTCTTCCAAAATCCACGACGAGCTATTGGCTTTATTTTCCCCGCCCACACCAAACCGGAACTCTATGTTAGAGTCGACCGCATCCATCTCAGGTATGTTGATCTGTGTCCTGTCGCCACCATTGGCAAATATGATATGATCCTGGGGGTATCTCTGCCTAACCATGCGTATGGCCTGCCGGGCGCTATCATCCTTGTCCTCAAACTCTATCACATGATCCACACCGCGCATGGCGTGTAGGATGGCTCTGCGTTCGCGACCTGGCATGAATGCTCGACCTTTTTTGCGTTCTAACCAAGCATCGGAGTTGACACCTACTACTAAGATGTCTCCCAACGCCCGGGCTGCTTCGATATAGGCTAAATGTCCCGAATGCAAAGGATCAAATCCCCCAGTTATCAATACTATAGTCTTCATGCTTTCTCTAGTGTAATTCTTTGACGTAGATAAAGTCTGCCTTGGCTACTTTTTCTACCATTATATAGCCCAAACTATTTAACAAATCATTTACATTTGGCATGTCTTTGGGTTGACGTTCTACCTGAGCACGTTCTTTATTCTCTATTAAAATCACTGGGGAATTATTTTGAAAAAATGTTTGAGCACCTTGTAGTAAAAAACCTTCATGGCTATCTACATCAATTTTGATAAAATCAATGTCGGTAAAATTAAAATCATCTAAAGATGCAGTTTCTATTTGCAGTATATTTTTTACCGCTTTTTCAGGATACTTGTCTGATACGTAACCACTAAAATGATTTTTATTGTTATAGAATGTCTTTGTGCCTGCCGTATTACTTAAACCAATATTACGTAAATCCACATTGACTATCTTCCTATCTTTTAGATTTTCTAAGCAACATTCATAAACATCTTTGCTTGCTTCAAAAGCAACAACTGTATTGAATTTTCTAGAAATACTAGTTAAAGAATCTCCAATCCAAGGACCAACATCTATTGCTCGATTGAAGCGTTTAACGTAGGCATAAGCTTTTTCTAATGGCTCCAAACAAGTAAAGGTTTCTTGCTCTATCATAGTGACCTTTTTATTATCTGGGGTCCACCAATTACCTATTTTTTTCATTGCTCTACACCTGCTGGTATTCTTGGTTGATCAGTGTCACAGGCGATTTTGCCATTTTAGCACCCAATCCTTGTTAAATTGTTCAACAACTTCATAACCGCATTTTTCAAGGATTTTAATTGCAGGAGTTTCTTCTCTATCATTTTTGTATTCGTGTTTCTGTTGTTCTATAACCAACACTGGTTTATTTTGCTCTATGGTATCATATGCTCCGGCAAGTATTTCTTCTTCAAATCCCTCAACATCTATTTTGATCATGTCTACATCCAAAAAATTATAACTGTCAAGGGTCTTCAAAGGAATAGTGCCTTTGCCTAATGAGTTAGGATTTATATGGCTATGACCCGTGTTTCCTTGTACCACATTCATGTCAATTAAAGATTCACAGCGCCCCAGTGCAACTGGAAACAGTTGATAATTTTTAGTTTTAATATTTTTTTCAAAACACAATCTAAATTCTTCTACAGGTTCAAAAGCCAAAACAGTTTTAAATACATTTACCAGGTCACAAGCCCACAAACCCACATTGGCCCCAATATCTATACAGGTCCTTTTATACTGGCACAGACCTATAGCGAAATCTCTTGCCCTCCATTGGTATCTTGCCACTCCATCTTTCTTGACGCTTTTATCTAACATACGTGGAAAATGATCGTCATACGATGGAAAATAAAAACCGTGGCTAAGTTTCATTATACAATTTGCCAATAATTATTTTTTCTTTGTATTTTTTAATGCCTATGCTTTGCTATATCTATGAATTATTTATGTACTCCTTTGATCTTTGATTAATGTTGCCCGAACCATGTAAGACTTTTGTCCAACCAAGGTAAGAGTAAATCTTGCTGACGCAGATATCCATGACGATTGATACTGTCAACTGCACTGGTAGGCAGCAATCCGATTTCTGCCAAATCGTACCAAGTGCAAGCGCGTGGATCGCGTGGCAAATGATTGCTGCGATAAACAATAGCTCTAATCCAAGGGTCAGATGCTTGTTTGCTGAAAAAACCTGCTTCACAGTCCCAGCCGGTCACTGCCAACATGTGTATTAGGCTTACAACAGTATGATTATAATAACAACCTGATAGTTGATCAAATGCTAGACGATTGTATTTAACGTTGGTGGTCTGTGGTACAATCACCACTAACATACTATTTTGTGCTGCCAAATGCCACCAATTGGCCAAGGTCTGCAATGGATTAATCATGTACTGAAAAGTATCATGGCACCACAACACGTCATAGGGCCGTTTGGCATGTGATACAGTTTCAATGTCGACTTTTTGATAGGTCACTGTGGCCTTGGCCTCATGGGAAATATCATCCACAAGATCCATAGCGGTGCACTTGATGTTCAACGGCAAAGGTTCTTCATCTCTAGTGAACCTTGTGGTCCACCAGCGGGAGTCTAAAGCTTCGTGTCCAGAACCTAGATCTACTACACGACCCACGCTTTCCATGAAATCATCATGTTCATAAAGCTCATTGAGCGTTTGCAGACTATGCTGGTGGCTGTCTTCGGCGTTTTTAAATGATGTCATAAAATCACAGCAGGCAAAAAACTTATACGGTTATACCTGAATGTCTTCCATGCCCGCTGCTCGCAACCTTACGATATGCCCCATCTGCCACTGTTTGGTGTCCAAGCCTTTGATAATACCCAGCCAGCGATTGCGCAGTAGAGCTACTTCATTGATTATGGTTTCGAAGTCAATAACTTCATCCTCACCATCCACATATTTTTCAGCATCTCTAGAGGTAAGAGCGCGAGCATAACCTTCAAGATATTTTTGGAAATGTCTGCGCCGGATCTTGCGCAATTGTATGTTGAGATAGTTAAGTACTGCTTCGATTTCTTGCAGTTGGTTGAATCTATGTTCAGTAATGCCTGGCAGAGCCGAAATATTTTTTTCTACTATGCCGCGAATGTGACAATCTTTTTTGGCTTCATCCAATTCACGTTCATAATGCTGTATAAAATCAGGTATATTGCCAAGATTAGCAGTTATTTTGCTATACCACATTGTTGATCCTTCTGCCAAACCATGAAAATGTATGTTCGCAATTTAAATGTCTAATTGCATTAATAATCATTATCATCATCGTCTATGTCTTCGTCTTCATCTTCAATAGATTCATCTTCATTGAGATGATCAGCAAGAGCACGTTTGACATCACTATCGCCTTTGAATGAATTTTTTATTTCTTCGGCATCGATGTCATTTTCGATTAAAACATTAACTACAATTTCGGCTGCTTCGTTACGATCCACTACGTTAATGTAACCTTTGATTTGTTTCCAGATTTCACTTGCCATCTCAACTGACATCAGTTTGTTCCTCCGAATCAGATTCAGCTGTACTTACCTCAATCTTGAGATTTTTAAAATCAGTCATGACCTTGTCAAGGCAACCATCTTCATTGCTTTCCCAACCTTTGCGGAAGTATTTGATGGTTTCGCCCTGGCTGGTTACAAACATCAAACGATTTCCATCTTTTTTAAGTAGACCTTTTTTCTCAGCCAAGTCAGTGAGGCCAGAATAGGGGTTCATGCCTGTTTCATATGGAATCTTAACCTGCACACCTTCAAATGGTTTTGTATAACGTGTTTTCATAACTTTACAGGCCGCCCGAATACCCATGACATCTGAAATTTTGTTACCTTCATCGTCTTCTTTGAGTTTGAGCTTCTTCATGGCCACAACAATAGAACTGGCATAGATAAAACCTTGTCCGCCCGAAATTTTGTCATCTGGATCAAACATATCCTGGCTGGCATAGGTATGATTGGTACACACCATGCCCACACCGTAGGCGCCAAACATGTT